CACGATATCGTGGCGGACGGGTTTCAACTGCACTGCACCAGCTTTCGCTACAGCGTATCGCCGACAGTTCGGCGCATGCGGGCGTCAAACCCCTTCCGCGCCAGTGTGGGCGGGCATGGCTACGGCGTCCGCTTCGATCGCTGCATCAGCGGGCTCGCGGAGGGAAACTACGGCTTCAAGCTGCGTCACCTGGTGGCTGGGCTGCGATCTCTCGCAGAACCGGGACATCACTGCCCTCGCGGCCGCGGTGCGGACGGGCGAAATCGAAGTAGAGGCGGAGCGGGACGGCACCATCCAGAAGGTGATGAAGCCGACCTACGACGCCTGGATAGAGGCATGGACGCCCGGCGATACGATCGCGGCGCGGGCGCTGCAGGACAAGCAGCCGTATGAGGTTTGGGCCAAGGCCGGGCATATCCATGCCCCCAAGGGCCAGAGCATCCGCTTCGACCACGTAGCGCAGGCGGTGGCCGAGTACGACCACGACTTTGAACTGAAGTGCCTCGCCTATGACCGCTACGCCTTCAAGCGCGGCTTCGAGCCGGAATGCGAAAAGCTCGGCATCTCGGTCGAGTTCGTGGAGCATCCGCAGGGCGGCACGAAGAAGGGCAAGCCCACCGAGGCGATGATCGATGCTGCGAAGCAATCCGATCGGGAGCCGGAAGGGCTGTGGATGCCGGCGTCGATGCGTGAGCTCGAGGATGCGATCCTCGAAGGGCGCATCCGCATCAAGCGAAACCCGGTGCTGATCTCGGCGATGATGTCGGCAGTGACCGACGAGGACCGCTGGGGCAACCGGTGGTTGGCGAAGGAGCGGGCCGTGAACAAGATCGACTGCGCGGTGGCGCTCTGCATGGCGATCGGCGCGGCCGTGGCGCATGAGGGCGCGATGCCGACGGCATCGCCTTGGGACGATCCCAACTACAGCCTGGTGGGTGCATGAAGCTCTTTGGCCTCGACATTCGACGGGAGACGCGCGCCTCCGCGGAAGACCCGCGCGTGCCGATCAGTGCCGAGAACTTCCTTGAGTTCATGGGCATCGAAACGGCGCGGCTGCCGGCGGTAACGCTGGCGTCTGCGTTGACGGTGCCTGCATTCGCCGCGGCGGTGACATTCCTGCCGTCGACGCTCGCGAACCTGCCGATCCATGTGTTCCGCACCAAGCCGAAGGGGACCGAAAAGCTCCCCGGCGCCCTGCAATCGCTGGTCAATGAGGCGCCCAACGACGAATGGACCTCCTACGACTGGCGGAAGTACCACTGGCATCAGGTGTTTACCGGCGGCCGTGGGCTGTCGTGGATTGAGCGAAACGGCTCGGAAATCGTCGGCATCTGGCCGATGGAGCCCTCGAAAACGGTCGTGAAACGCGTCAACGGGCGCAAATTCTACGAATTTCAGGGCAAAAAGGGCCAGATTTCGGCGGCCGACGTCATCGACACGCCGTTCCTGCTGAAGCCCGATCAGACCGGGGCCTATAGCCCGCTGGTGATGGCTAAGAAGGCGCTGCAACTGGCGCTGGCGATGGGCGACTACGCCTCCGGGTTCTTCGCGGGTGGTGGCGTGCCGCCGCTGGCGCTTGTCGGGCCGCTCCCGGCCGGGCCGGACGCCATCAAGCGTGCTCAGGCCGATATCAAGCGCGCGATCGATGCCGCGAAGAAGGGCAACGAGGCGGCGTTTCCGATCCCGCCGGGGTACGATCTGAAGCCGGTCGGTTTCGACCCGGCCAAGGGACAGATGACCGAGGCGCGGCTGTTCCAGATCCAGGAGATCGCCCGCATCTACGGCTTGCCGCCGGTGTTCCTGCAGGACTTGTCGCGCGGCACGTTCGCCAATGTCGAGCAGCAGGATTTGTACCTCGTCAAGCACCTGATCGCCCAATGGGCCAAGGCGTTCGAGGACGAACTGAACCTCAAACTGTTCGGCCGGCGCTCCAAGACCTTTGTCGAGCACGAACTGGACGGCCTGATGCGCGGCGACTTCAAGACCCGCATGGAAGGTCTGGCGCAGGGCATTCAGAACGCGCTGCTGACCCCGAACGAAGGTCGTGGCCTGCTCAACCGTGGGCCGCTGCCGAAGGGTGATGAACTGCTCGTGCAGGGCGCCACCGTGCCGCTCGGCACCCAACCTGCCCAGCCGGGCAATCCTGACAACGGAGGGGCGAATGACCCTGGAAACGCGGACGCTAACCCGCCCGCTTGAGTTCCGTGCCGGGGATTCCGGCAAGAAGGTCGGCGGCTATGCTGCCGTCTTCAACAGCGAGACCGACATCGGCGGGTACTTTCGCGAGATCATCGCGCCAGGCGCCTTCGCGGATGCGCTCAAGGGCGACGTTCGCGCACTGATCGACCACGACAGCGGGCGGGTGATTGGCCGGTCCACGGCTGGCACGCTGCGGATGGCCGAGGACAAGACGGGCCTTTCCGTCGAGATCGACCTACCGGACACGACAGACGGCCGGGATATTGCCACGCTGATCGAGCGCGGCGACATTTCCGGCATGTCGTTCGGCTTCATCGTCACCAAGCAGACCTGGGACGAAACCGGCGACGTGCCCAAGCGCACGATCGAGGCGGTCGAGCTCCACGAAGTGTCGATCGTCGCCTTTCCGGCCTATGACGACACGTCTATTGCGATGCGCAGCCTCGATGCCGCCCGCAAGGAAACCAAGCGCAAGAATTTCGATGCGGTTGCCCAGCGCCGCCGCATGAAAGCCGACCTCGACCTTCGCGGCCGAGAGTAAAGCCGAGGCCCCGCCAAAGCCCAATCCGAAAACCGCTGCCCGAAGGGGCGGCTCTTTCCCTTTTGGAGAATCCAATGCCCACCCTGACTGAACTTCAGGAGAAGCGCGGGACGCTGATTGCTCAGGCCCGCGAACGTCTCAACCAGATCGACGCCAACACCGACGAGAGCCGCGCCGCCGAGCTGCAGACGCAGCACGACGCCGCCATGGCCGACCTCGACAAGCTCGATGCCCGCATCGCCACCGAGGAAAAGCTCGCCAAGCGCGAGAAGGCCCTCGACGAGGAACGCGCATCCCGCCGCCCGAAGCCGGATGACAGCCGTCACCCCGGCGCCGACGAAGGCGACGACGCGCCGGAATACCGCGAGGTGTTCCGCAAGATCGTCTCCGGCATCTCTCCCGGCGAACTGACTGCCGAGGAACGGGCCGTTCTCAAGGCCGGCGTGGTGAAGGATGCTGAAAAGCGTATCCAGTCGACCTCGAATGCGGCCGGCGGCTACACAGTCCCGGTGACCCTCGCCAACTTCATCATCAAGTCGATGGCGGCCTGGGGCCCGATGTATGACGAGGCGATCTGCACCGTCATCCAGACCTCGAGCGGCGAGCAGATCAACATCCCGACGATCGACGACACCACGACCGCCGTCGCCAAGCATACGGAAGGCACGGCGCTGACTGACGATGGCGGCGTCGACGTTGTGGTCGGCCAGAAGGTGCTGAACGCCTACATGTTCGACACTGAGTTTGTCCGCTGGTCGATCGAACTCAGCCAGGACTCGATCTTCAACTGGGAGCAACTGCTTGGCGAGCTGCTCGGCGAACGCCTCGGCCGTCGCTCCAACGTCGAACTGACCACCGGCGATGGTTCGGGCGATCCGAACGGCATTGTCACCGCGTCCTCTCTGGGCAAGACCGCCGCGGCCGTTGCAGCGATCACTGCCGACGAACTGATCGACCTCGAGCACTCCGTCGACCCGGCCTATCGCCAGTCGCCGAAGGCGCGGTTCATGTTCAACGACACCACGCTGAAGTCGCTGCGCAAGCTCAAGGACGGCCAGGGCCAGTACCTGTGGAACGGCGGTGACCTCAGCAAGGGCATTTCCCCGACGCTGCTCGGCCGTCCCTACAGCATCAACCAGGCGATGGCGTCCCCGGCGACGGGCAACAAGACCGTGGTGTTCGGCGACTTCGGCAAGTACTTCGTCCGCCGCGTCCGTTCGCCGATCATCGGCGTGATGCGCGAGCGCTTCTGGCCTGACCTGGGCATTGCCGGCCTGATCCGCCTCGATGGCGACCTGGCCGACACTGCCGCGGTCAAGCACCTGATCCAGGCGTAAGGCCCACACGACGCAGGGGGGCGGGCGCATGGCCCGCCCTCCCTTCATCACTTCCCCCCGTCCGCTTGAGTTCCGTGCCGGGGACTCCGGCAAGAAGGTCGGCGGCTATGCTGCCGTCTTCAACAGCGAGGCCGACATCGGCGGGTATTTCCGCGAGATCATCGCGCCCGGCGCCTTCGCGGACGCGGTGAAGGGCGACGTGCGCGCCCTGATCGACCACGACAGCGGCAGGGTGATCGGCCGCAGCACGGCGGGGACGCTGCGCCTGTCCGAAGACAAGACCGGGCTTGCCGGCGAGATCCACCTGCCGGACAC